TCATGGAGTTATTAAATGATACTGTGACTCCCGTGCCTGATGTCGGAACTCTGTGCACATTCGTTTATAACGCAAAGACTCCCGGAGTTACGTATGATCAACACCCTTTAGTTGCTGTAACTGAATTATTCCAGTGGGGATTTCGTGGATTGAATTTTCATTGGCAAGAATATAGACAATATACTTGGGAAGAACTGGCAGGTCAAGTTTATATTGTGCAAAGAGAGGAGTTGGATAATCTATTATCAATACCATATGCAAAGTTTATAACTAAATAAATAAAAATCATTAAAAATAATGTCTGTCAAATGGACAAATCTTCGCGATGGTTGGGTTGAAGAGGAGAATGGTGGAGTTCCTACCTGGAAAGCAAACTTTCCTTTGAAAAGAGCAGGAACTGGATCAACTAAACTAAACTCAATTAACCAAGCTAGAACTGAAGGCACAACCATGGTTGCAGTAGTTAATCCTGCAACTGGATCATATGATGTATCAGAGGCAGATATTTTTGGAAGAAGAACTCCTATCTACAGTTTTAATCCAACGACTGGTGCGTCAACTGCATACTCTGGACAAGAAACAAGATACAATAAAATATTCTCTGGGAAAGCTGGAGAAGCACAACTCAGAAATTTAAATACTCAAATAAAAAGATCTACATTACAGAACTTAAAAAATCATACTACTGGTTCATCGCTGCCCGGAGCAACAAGAACTCAACTTGCAAAAAAATATTTAAGTGAGATTGAAGATAAAGGTGCATATCAATCACTAGCAAATTCTGCACCTGAAGAAGAAGACAAAACAGGAGGTAATGAAGATCCTTTAAAGGGTGACGGGGAAAGTCCCCCAGGTGGAAATGGCGAGAGTGATAGCACAACAGCACTAGAAACTGCTGATGCAAAGGAAGTAAATAAACAACTTTTAAACACAACAGGAGGAGCAAGGAAGGGAACTAGAAATGAATTTCCAGGAAAAAACCCAGCAACAGCGTTAAAGTATCCCATAGATCTGGCACAACAGACTCAGGACTTTTTAAAATTTGAAATGGTCAAGTATGTTCCAAGAGGATTTGGTCCTGCAGAGGGGGGCACTACTCTTGGTCTTAACCCGGATAAACCAACTGGAGAAACCATTGGAAGATGTTTCCTACCCATTGCTAGTGGTATCAAAGATGTAAATGCAGTGTCATTTGGTTCTCAGAATATGAATGTCCTTGAGGCAGAAGCAGCACTCGCCGCCATTGGTTTTATTAATGAGGGTCCGGAGGGTTTATCAAACGCAGTGCAAAGTATTACATCCAGGATCACCGGCAATAGTTCTCAGGTTAAACAAGCTCTAACTGCATTTTTTGCTGGTGAAGCAACAGGAACAGGTCAGCAAATTTTGCAGCGATCAACTGGTGCGGTCTTCAATCCAAACATGGAGTTACTATTCCAAGGTCCGTCACTAAGACCTTTTAACTTCACATATAAAATGTCTGCAAGAAGTTCAGAAGAAGCAGATATGATCATTAAGATCATCAGATTCTTTAAGCAAGGAATGGCTCCACAGAGAACATCATCAAATCTATTTCTCAAAACTCCTCATACATTTAAATTAGAATATGTTCAAAATGGCGAAACACACAAATACTTAAATAAGTTTAAGGAGTGTGCTCTACAATCACTCTCCGTTGAGTATGCACCGGAAGGGACATATGCGACATTCAGTGATGGAAAGATGGTATCTTATCAACTTTCATTCACCTTCCAAGAGATTGAACCCGTATTTAATGATGAGTATGAAGAAGATGGTGACACTACAATAGGTTTCTAAAATGCCAAATCCTTACTTCCGCAATCTACCAGACTTTGAATATGTCAATACTACCTCTGAGGGTAGAAGCATATCAGATTATGTTACTGTTAAAAATTTATTTAAAAAAGGAAAACTAAGAGAAGATATCCTTCAAGAAGCAACTTTCTTTACCAAATATATTATTCAAGGTGATGATCGTCCAGATAATGTTGCCTTTGAAGTTTATGATGATCCAACATTAGATTGGGTTGTCTTACTCTCAAATAATATTATCAATGTCTACAATGAATGGCCATTGACGCAAGAGGCATTCAATGAATATGTGATAGAAAAATATAGAGATCTGTTTGAAGATGAACCAGCAGCAACTTTATACTCTGGAATTCATCATTATGAATCTAAAAAAATAGTCAATAGCAGTGGTGCTGTTATCTTCCCCAAAGGACTACAAGTTGATGATGGTCAAGGAGTAACTTACTATGATTATCAACTTGGAAAAGAAGTTGTGATATCAAATCTTGCTATCCCAGTCACCAACTATCAGTATGAAGAGAACTTGAATGATGCTAAGAGAAATATTTTTCTTCTTAAACCAGCATATCTTAATGTTGTCTTTGATGATCTAGAAGAAATGATGACATATAAAGAGGGTTCCACCCAATATGTGAGTGAAACCCTTAAACGTGCAGATAATATTAGACTATATCAATAATCATTCATCGGCAAGTTTCTGGAAATAAGAAAGAGCATCGTCTTCATCTTCATCCTTAGATACTACCGGTTCGGGTGCAGGTGGTTTGCTTGACTCAAAGTTAGGAGTAAATGAACCACGACCTTCACTCTCATCCTCAAGTTCTTCATCGAAACGAGGACGGGATGTCTTTTGTCCGAGAACAAGTTGCAGACGATTCTGCAGTTGTTCATAGGTCTTGAACTGATCAGCAGCAGTCAAAGCAGCAAGAGAATACTGCTTCTTCCACAGTGCTTCCAGTGCATCGTCATCATCAAGCAGAGGTGACACACGATCAAACTCAGACTTGTCATAGTTCCAGTAACCATCCTTACGGACGATCTTCAGTTTGAAGTTAGCACCTTGCCAGAAGTCAAAGGGGTTGATGGGAGTCTCATCCTCAAACTCAGGTTGCATTGCTTCCATGATCTTGTCAAAGATCTTCTTACCAAACTTATAGAGGAAGACTTTACCTTCGTTCTGTGGATTTGACTTGTCCTGCACAACATAGATGTTGGCATAATAGGACAGTTTACGCTTTTGCTTACGTGCAATCTCTTTATCAGACTCAACACCAGAGTTCCAGAGTTGACTGTTGTGCTCTGACACAGGATCCTTTTGACCGATAGTAGTCAGAGAGTTCTCGATATACCATCCACCAGTGCTTTGGAAGGCATGAGTATACATCTTAGCCCAAGGAAGTTCTTCTCCATCAGGGGCAGGCAGGAAACGAATGACTGCAAAACCATTACCAGTTTTATCTACTTCAGGTTTCCACAGACGGTCATCACCACCGCCACCAGTATTATTCATCTTCTCAACTTCCTTCACCAGTTTAGAGGTAAGGGAACCAAGACCAGATTGCTTTTTAAGATTTGCGAAAGACATAGGATTAATTGGATTCGTTAGATTTGGCTTGTGTGTACAACGGTATTATAGTCTCAACTATTACCATTGTCAATCTGCTGTTTCATAATTTTTAGCATCTCTGACATGTTGTCAAACACTACATTCATATCAATATCTTTTGAGATGCCCATCATCTGAGCAGAATCAGTAATTCTTTCTAGCATCATCTTTGCTTCTGGATCATCAGATAATGACAACCTAGCATAAAGAATCTTTTGTTTCTCTATGAGTTTTTCCAAGTTAGAAACTTGAACTAATTTATCTTCATTGCTCATGTATGGAAAATGCATGAACTTACCATAAACTTCATCTTGAAGTTCACTTATTTCAGTCATCTCTGACCTAACAATTTCAGAGTCAAAGAAACTCATAGGACTACCTGCTTAAGAATTTTTTTATAACGTTGTACATCAATATTTAGAAAAGGAGAATATTTTTTCATTCTCATACTGACGGTTTCCCACACTGGATCTTTGAGATGAGAATCAAAGTTCTCTCTGAATCCCAAAATCTTGTCTAGGATCACTAGAGTTTCAATTGATATGTTTTTTCTAAGATATTCTTTTAAAATTTGTGGATGTCGTGTGCCATCCATGGCGAACATGGAATCAAAGTTACCATCACTGAAAAGAGATTCAGTTTCTTCTTTGAAGACATATGATAGTGATTGATTTCTTTTCTTCCACTCTGTATATCTACCCTCACCATCCTTAATCATTTCACCAATCCAAAGTTTCCCTGGATCAGTGCAGGTGATGAAGTTAGATACAAAAAACTCAACCACCTCTTGGTCTGATTTGTTTCTTGCCAACTTCTCAAACCAGAATCTATCTTTTCTTTTATAGAAAGATTGAACAGTCGCACGACTCTTGCCACGATACTTGTGGTAATCATACTTGTCCTTGGTGAAGTGATTCTTCATCGACAAGTAACATCTGTAGGCATCAAATGGCATCATAAAAAAGTAATAGGGTCAATTTTTTGGCGGAAATTTTTTCGCCCCCTTTTGAAATTAGAAGACCAATTTTGCGCGAGAGGTCTTCTTCAAAAAGTTCAGCTCCATTGCTTCATATTTGATCTTTTCCTTCAGTGGTTTTGAAATCAATTTAGGAACAGAGTTTAAATCAATAGAATTAAGTTCACAGAAATGCACGATGGCATCAATGTAATTCATGTCCTTATGTTTTTGCACCAGAGACTCAATCTCTTGCGCGAAACGAGATGGGCAAAAGAATTTACTTTCAAATGCCTTTTCTAGTTCATTCTCCATCTTTTGACCCAATATTGTGAGATACAAATTCTTTAATATATCGAACTAATAATTTAATATAATCGTTTTTGTTCCTTTTGTCAAATACCTTCACCTCTCCATCAGGAGTTACCATAATGGTGATAAGTTTTTTGACAGGAATGCCAGTCAATTCATAGTATGCACTAGCATAGAACATTTCTTGAACGAAATAATTCTCCAGCCACTCTTCTGGTTTTATCTTCTCTGAAGTCTTAAAATCGATGACTGCTAATTCTCCATCATACTCTGCTATGCAGTCAACCCTACCCGCCAATCCAAGATACTCTGAATACAGAGTTCTTTCTATAGCGTGTATGTTATTTATACGATCCAGGTATGGTGTAGCATGATGAAACATAAACTTGGTTAGAGGCCTAAACTCATCCCAATCAATTTCTTTGTTCAACATATAGAGTTCAACTGCCTCGTGAAAATCTGTTCCTCGTGCAGTTGCTTTCTTTGTGATACGATTTGCTTCCTCAATACCAACTTTCTTACGCCACTTGACAAAGATCTGACGATTATAGAAAGAGGTAACAGATGTAATAGAAGGCACCCACTCCCCATTAGGAAGATTATAGAGACGGATGCCATTCTTTTCTTTCTTGTTTAGTTCAAGGTCACCGAGATAATTACAATGAGTAAAATTCATAAGTTCAAGTCAAGTTTAGCAAGTAGATATTCTTTACAAAGACCTGAACGTACAATATCATCAACGCCAAACTCAATCATTTCAACTGATGGCATGACTCGTAGTATTCTCATAAAGTCCATGATACCATTTCTCTCATTCTGTTTTGTTAAATCAGTCTGAGTGGCATCACCACAAAACATAATCTTAGTGTCTTCGCCTACCCTTGTGATTATACTATCAAGTTCATGGAAATTCAAGTTCTGAAATTCATCAACAATAATGATAGCCTTATCAAGAGTCGTTCCACGAATAAATGATGTGCTCCAGAAACTAATTGTTCCTTGAGTTTTCAGATTGCCGTAGAGCATTTCAAAGTCTGCATCTGTAGGGAGAGCAAACATATACTTAACCATATTCTTATATGGTATTTGATAGAGAGAAGATTTGTCCTCATGATCTCCAGGAAGAAAACCAATCTCTCTAGTTGCTACAAGAGATCTAACAATGTAAATCTTTTCGTAAGGAGAGTTCTCATCAAGAACATCTTGCAGTGCGTTCCAGAGAGTAATAAATGTCTTACCAGTTCCTGCGGCACCATATGCAACAACATTTTTGTCATTCTCATATGCTTCAAAAAGAAGTTTTTGATTCTCAGTTAGTGGATCAATATCCCTCATCAAGTCTGAGTTGATGGGTTTTCTTCTCTTCATCTGCTTAACAGTCAGACCAACTCCTATTGGTTGATCACTATTCTTTCTTTTTCTAGGCATTTAGAAACTGTAATCGCGATTTTTACGGACGGTTGCACCAGGTTGTCTAGATGCTCTATCCAACACTTCATTCCATCCACTAGAGTTTGCTTCACCCTTAGCAAACATGTCACCGACCTCTCCTACGCCAGCAACACCTGCTCCCCAGTCTTTATCCCAACCAGGATTTTCTTTTCTCCAAGTGTCATATGCTTTCATTGTCATAGAGAGTTCTTTTTTCTCTCCAGTTTCTTTATTAATAACAGGATATGTTGGCAATGTTAGACCTCCTTTGATGTGTTAATATTTATTACCATTCAAGTGCTTCAGCAACTGAAGGGAATTGTTCGGTGAAAATTTCTTTTGCACCAAGTGCAATGTCCATATGTTCTTTCTGTGTTCCGTTTGCAGAACGCAAATCAATATAGTGAATCCATGAGCGGACTGAGCCAGTCATGTAGATTTTAGTGGGCGTTGCTAAAGGAAGCACAAAACGAGCACACTCTTTTGCAATTGATGCATCAAGCATTTGCTTGTAGAGTTTCATTCCTGCTTCAAAGTGTTGCTGCATTTTGACTTGAAAATCTTGCCGAATGAACGGGTCCAAATCATCAGTAGAGTTTTGACGATTCTTGGTGTCTTGTCTACGGAGTTCTGGTAGAGGGATCTCCTCCGCGAGTAAGGAGGAATCAGCATAGCGTTGTGAAAACTCTTGATATGTAAATGATCTATGGCGAAGCACCTGAGCTGCAATTCCTCTGGTAGTATTGATTTCCAGAGTCATATATGCCTGCTCAAAGATACTCCAGTGCTGATGCTTCACACAATACTTCAGCAGTCCGGAGAATTTTTCATTCTCTTGGTTGTTTGGATTACTTACACGGGCACAGTATGCCATGTGCTTCTCTGCGTCCGGAGTGACGCTAATTAATTTAATCGGGGTATCCGTCATCATCTCCTTCGTCAAATACTTCGTCGTAGTCTGTTAGATATGGTGCGATGTTTTCATACTCGTATGCGGTAACATCAGAATAAACTTCTGATTTCAAAGCACTTACAAGCAATTCTAGGTTCCGGACGATCAACTTAAGTTTGTCTTTTTCCATAAAGTAATATCGCTTGCCCTACATTATACCATAAAAAAACGGGGGTCGCAATGCCCCCGGACTTTAAGTTAAAAGATTCCTACATACTCGTTTACAGGTTTGTTGATCTTCTTCGCATTCAATTATACAATCAAAATAATCATTTACTAAATCTAACTCACTGGTATCTGTATCATCAAAGTGGCTCCATTCTGCTAATTGATTGCGAGAAATAAGATTGTGCATGTTCACTCTCCATACATTAGTATAATAACGAATATAGAATCAGTTCATAGGCAGGTGACCTTAATTCTATACTATCTATAATAGTTTGTGTTAATTCACTAACATTTGTTAATTCGTTACAAAAAGACAAAAAAAGAGGGGTAGAAACCCCTCTAACTTACTTGGTAAGTAGTTTAATCTCACCATATATCAAGGACATTAACACTACAGAAGAAAGGGATATGATCCCTGTTACTTGTAGGGCTTCCATGTCACTTGCTATAGACGCGACCACGATAGCAGAAAGTACCGTGAGTCTCTTTTGATTCTACACAACGAGTATCATACTCAACACCACGATAAGTGGTATGGAGAACTTGTGCGTCGTGAAGTGCAGATGCTTTTTGAATCTGCTTTCTAATGAGGTTGAGTGTGTTCATTAGTTTACTCCTAAAGTAGTTGGATTTTTAGGTCCGTTCCTTTAGTCGTTTGCGTCCCTTGAGATACAAGACAAACCATGTCTACCAACAAGATTCCTGAGAACAGTTTCCTTCTTGGATTCACTAAGGTATGGATCTTCAATCACTACCTTAGCAATCTCTCTCACATACTCACAAGGCATAAGGTATTTCTCGGCGTATGCGGGAGAAAATAATAATGATAGTAGAATGAAGACTCTCATGGGATGAACGCTCCGTTCCGCGACTTACTTGCGTCCCTTTCGGGATGAACGACAGGTCTTATTATAGACCTCATATATTATATAGTCAAGTAGTGTTGTATCAGGTGTTACCAAACTGTCCAGTATCTCTCATGTGATTTAAGGTTTCTTTAAGGCCACCAACATGTCGGTATCCTATTGCAATCTGAGGATACTCTGCTTTCTTACCAAACTCCTGGTCAAATGATCTCTGACTAAAATGTTGATTTAATTTATATACTAAGTAGTCCTTATTTAAACTTTCAATAAAAGATACAGCACGTTCACATTCTTGATTGTCATTAGAGTAGATGATCACTAGATCTTTCATAGAGGTCTTCCGTTCTTGTCAACTAACTTCAGTTTTTTGATGTGAGATAAATTTGATCTCTCACTCTTCTTAATTTTTTTATACTCCTTTATGATCTTATCAATCTCTCGATTAGATATCTTAACTTTTAACTCGTCATCTTCATCGACGAATCCAAGTCCACTCGTCTGGGTTGAGTCACGAGTGTCAACATAATCATTAATTACTTCTTGGATTTCATCTCTGATCAACTCATTAATTTGATCTCTAATTTTATCGTCTTTCATTTTCTCTTTTTCTTTTCCGGTGGTTTGTATCCCCACATTTTAGGACTCACTGTTCCATGTGCCCAGTCAATGGAAATCAATGATTCCTTTCCAAACTTATCATAATAAAGATCAAAAACATCTACCTTCTTACCTCTACACAAATCAATGCTAACTTTATCATTGAATTTATATTTTATTTGTAGAGTATCCGTGGGTAATTTTTTGTCTTGAATTTGTTCTGGTGTAGCTGCCTCTGCAATAAGATGGCACCCATATGATTGAACCATATTTTCCTTCTCTTCCGATGTCCATTCCGATGTTGCGGGTGCCTCTCCCAATTTATTTGCCATCAAGAACGACCTCCCCAAGTGATATCAGGAAATGCTTCCGAAACCATTTCTTTAGTAATCTTATATTTCTTTCCAAGTTGCTTATCTTTTACCAAGCAAAGAAGTGCTGCTTCCTCAGGATGAAGACCTTCTAACATCTGAATAAACATAGTTTCTCTACGAAGAGAACTCAAACCATCATTGCCACCTTTCACAAAGTGATAAAGTTGTCTATACTCTCTACGAAGACTGGTGTGATCCGTTCCAACAGGGACTTCATTCTCCTTATAAGGAACATGCCCATCCGGAAGTAAGGAGATCACGCTATCATCAAAGTTCCAAATCAAAAGAGCCTTGAGTGCATCGTTATCATATTCTTTCAGAAACTCAATTCTCTTTGCCTTTGTTCTCTGCTTGTCAACCAACTCAAGAATCTCATGTTGAAATGGGTTGGGGGGCAATTTCATTGCCTTAACACTAAAATTTCTTTTAGGCGTCGTCTTCTTCGTGGTCGTCATAATCGTTTTCAAATCGTACTGCTAAAATTTCATCTGGTAACACATTACCATTTTCATCAAACATCTCTGGGTGCGTGTAAACTGGTTGGGTTTGATAGATGTGCTCTTTCGCTAGCCATCCTACCACACCTCCTACAAAAAACATCATAATAGAGAGTAATGTTCCAAACGTAAGGGTTACTGCTAACATCTTCTGTCCTCCAGAGACTATTTCTTTCTGATATCCAGATAGAAGTTCATGTGTAAAACAATTTCTCTACGGAAAAGAGATACCATTTTTCCAAACTTCACCTGAAAGGTTTTTGGTGGTTCTGGTTTCTTCCTCCTGTTGCGTAGTAGCAACTCAACCCCACGATTGATGTTGTGGGAATTGTGATTATTTAGTTTCTTTTTTTCTTCTTCCTCGCCTCCTATCATGATCATACCTCAAAGCATCTTCTAAAATTTGATTAAGATAATTTCTTATCTTTCTTGCTTGTGGTTTCGGAATATGTCCATAACCCTCACGGAGTTGTTTGTGCATATTATCACTACCACCCTCTAGATAATCATCTAGTTCTACCACCAAGTCATTTAATTCTTTAGCAGTAGAACTTTTAATAAACTCTTCGATCTCAACTTTTTTTACTTTTTTAATTTTAAGATAGTCGTAGAATTTTAACACGAAATGTCCAGAGAATGCAAGGTCTATAGCCTTTTCTACATCCGTATATGTTTCGTATAGGTTAAGTGTAGACATTAAACCAACTGATTCTCCCGCAGATATTGGACAGTTTCAGCACACCCTCCAATAATTTTTTCCTCATTTGTTACCTTTGGAAAGGATGATTTCTTTCCAAACTTATCATGAAATTCATCTAGAGTGTAATCCCTATCAAGTTTATATATGACATACTTAAGTTCTGCTAACTGAAGAACCTGCTCTATCTTGGTGCAATAGGGACAACCGTCTTTTGAATAGACCGTGAATGTCACTTTTGAACCTCCTTCCAATCATTATCAAAAATCTCAAGTCCTTTATCTGTGAGAATATGATCATACATTTGATCAAATACCTTAGGTGGCATCGTGCAGATCTCAGCACCATTATACCAGGATCTAACAGCACGTTGCACACTACGAATAGATGCAGACAGAACCTGAGTTCTCATACCATGGATACGATACAGTTCGGAGATAGATCGTACAACCTCCAGACCTGCCACTGACTGGTCGTCTAAGCGTCCTACAAAGGGAGAAACATATGTTGCCCCTGCCTTCGCTGCTAGGACTGCCTGAGCGGCACTGAAGATGAGTGTGACATTGACCTTGATACCTTGCTCTGAAAGACGCTTACAGACGATCAGGCCCTCGCGTGTGCAGGGAACTTTGATTGTGGCAACACTACCAAACTTTTCATAGAGTCTGATGCCTTCATCATACATCTCCAGGTCAGATCCTACAACTTCCATACTGATGTCCTGAACACCAATGTCTTTGATCTTTTGATATACATCCTCAGGATTCTTACCACTCTTCATAATGAGTGTTGGATTGGTTGTAACTCCATCCACTAATCCAGTGCTGAAATACTTACTGATGATATCAGTATCAGCAGTATCTAAAAAAATCTTCATTCAAAGTTCTCCAACAATTCTTTTTCTGATTTATACAAGAAATTCATTTGCTTGTCAAAATAAATTTCAACGCCTTGTTTAATTTCTGGTAGCAACCACTCATGAACCGGAAGACAATATTCCCAGTTCACAGGGTGAACGCAGTTCAATATTACAACAGTCCAAAATGATGTCAAGTAGTTTAAAACTGTAGTCATTAAATCAGCACAATCGCTAACACAGGAATTATAACACCTAAACAGGCAAGAAGAAACCCCGCCAGGTGAGTGGCGGGGTGAGTATAACCGGGTTCCATTTATTCTCCCTTTTTAATATTTATCATATAGGTCTTCTAGTTTTTCTTTTTCTAGATCGACATACATTACTTCTTCTCCTGCTTCAGGTGCTTCAGGGTGTCTTTGCTTTCTTGATCTGGGTTTAAGGTCAAGTGACATAATATTTGCCCACATCATTGCAAATGCAGCTCCGCCAATAAGGGCGAAGCAAACACCATATACAAAAAGAAGATAATGATTCACAATGCGTTACCGCGTGGCAGAACTTCTTCTGGGAATACAAAGTCTTCATGTGGTTGGTCGGCAGGTGCCATCCAAGCACGAAGTCCTTCATTCAAAAGAATATTCTTAGTATAGAAAGTCTCAAACTCTGGATCTTCTGCTGCACGAATTTCTTGAGATACAAAGTCGTAAGCACGAAGATTAAGAGCGAGTCCAATAATACCGATAGAACTGACCCAGAGACCCATGACGGGAACGAAGAGCATAAAGAAATGCAACCAACGCTTGTTACTAAAAGCAACACCGAAGATCTGTGACCAGAAACGGTTCGCAGTAACCATCGAGTAAGTTTCCTCCTCTTGCGTACTATCAAAAGCCTTGAAAGTATTTGCCTGCTCACCATCTTGGTAGAGTGTGTTTTCAACGGTTACTCCGTGAATAGCAGATAGAAGAGCACCACC